CAGCAGCAAGGTGAACAATACCGCACCGACGATCCCTGTCGGAACGTATCTGAGGAACCTGTATTGTAAGAACTTTGTATTTGGTAATAAATTTACCTTCGGTTTGCCATTCAACATTCTGTAATGGAATACCTTGAATTAACCTTACGGTGTCACTCTTCATTTCCACTAACAAAACATTATTTGCAGCTAACCGGTCAACAACTGTAATCTTTTCAATTCCTGAAATTTTCATAATACGTTCACGTATTGTAGTACCAGGAGTTGTTGAATCATAATCATCATCCAATACAGTTTCATACGCTGTTGGAATGTAAAGTACCCAAGGACCAAAATGATACTTGTTGATACTTGCCTGCTTCATTAACAATACATCAGCAATTATTTCAGCGCCAGTCTTACCACTTGCATCCCAATTCTCTGTCAGTTTAACTTCATTCCTGTCCGGGAAATTCACATAACTGTAAATTGTATTCCTTGTACGACTGTCTTTTTCACCATAACTGTAAGTCGTATCAGTAAAAAGCATATCCTCAAGGTGTTCAGCAACACGACGTGCAGCATGTTCTGCACCTATCGTATCCAGTGGGTTGCCCATATTCCTGCTTGCTGCCAATGCACGAGCGTTGATTTCATAATCAACGTGTATGATCGGTATAGGAATATAATTGTACTGGAACGTTGGACGATCACCTTTTCCTCTGGTAACACCATCCATCGTCATTACAGCCTCCATTGAATCACCCACGTCATGCCATTCAAGTATCGTTGTACCCATGGCATTTCCAAGTGTGTAAGTCAATCCTCGGCTTACCAAATCATTAATACCCACCAGACGTTCACGAGCAACTCTCATTACTGCTTCGTCCAGTAATTTCCATTCATCCCGGCGCAATGTGGCTTCATTAACCTGTATCTTCATGTAGTTTTCAATTTTAGAGGCATCACCTCCTTTGAAAACCGAGATAAAGGGTTTCCACTTTTTATCAGATTTGTCATAATCCCAATAGGGCTTCATCTGATAAATATCCATTCTTCCATTATTAGCAAAGGCATTCGCAACTTCTCCTGTGTACCCGCCTATACCAATTAAATCAACATTCGGATTCATATCATTTCCTCCTTTCTTTTTAAATTATACGAACTGCAACTTTGCCAATATCTGCATCATCTGAATCTGTCATATCCAGATCATCCAAAGCAACACCAACAATACTCTGAGGCCATTCTACGTCAGACGCAGCGGAACCATCATACACTGCCAATGTTCCATCACCATTACTGACAAGAAAATCTCCTGTACTTACAGTCTCTCCATCAGCAATTTTAGCATAAACGATCTCTCCCCGTACTGCAATCCAACATTGAATTTTATCAGAAACGGCATAATCGTCGTCAATTCCATTACCTTGAAGTTCGTCTTCCAAGGCAAACATAGGTAATACAGGACCTCCTACTGTGGAGTGGGCCTGTACTAAACCGGCACTGGTTACTTCCAGTAAAGCACCCGGACTAATCGCTACCGCAGTTGCGGTGTACTCTTCAATTATATCCAAGTATTTTTTCAATTTAATCGTGTTCTTAGCCATATCAATTTCCTCCTTTCAATTTTACTTTTTATCTGCAAATTCTATGGACGGGATATACGGAGCTTCTCCGGAATCTCCCTGCCCATTATTTCCAATACCTGCGCCCATTCCTGAATAGTTACCAAGAGTCTCTTCCTTTTTCTTCAAAGACTTTGCTACTTTTTTCAAGACGTCAAGTTTCATTTCTTTCAAATCTTCCTCTTTCCAAACTCCTTCTTCAGAATTGGCAAGAATCTCTTTAGTTACTTCAGTACGCTGGTCGTTATAAATTTTAACCCCCATATCGTACTGTTCTTTGTTCAATTTCAAAACCTTCCAGGCTTCTTCCTCTGTCACTTCTACTTTAACAGGTTCTGTGGTTTTATTCACTTGTACTTTTGGTATCAATTTGTCCAACTGATCCTCAGTTAAGTTACCTAACCATTCCTTGTCCTTTTCATCGAAGTGTGTGGCAGAGTGAGCAATCAGCTCATTTACCTTCTCCGGACATTTTGCACACATACCATTTTCCTCCTTTTTATTAGTATTAAACTTTGTTCTTTTTCTTGACGTTTCATGTTCTTTTAACGTCACGTAAGAAACACTTTTTTTCACTTCCACAGGTTCACCAACAAACGCAACTTTATCAGAGGCATCAATTTGGTAAGCCTGCTTAAACAATCCTACAACCTCAGACCCACTGATTTCTCCATCATTTGTTTGAGTAATTTTTCTTTTTCTGTAAACAACATAATCATCATATACATCTTCCAAATAATACCTTTCAGTATCATTATCCCTTCCATCCACCAAACTGTATAACTGATCCATTATCTGAGAAAAACTCACTTCATTCACAATAGGAGAAACGGAGAATCCTTGTTTGTTCAATTCTTTAAATACATCTAACGTATTCACATCATTACCTCCTTTCTGTTTATTTACACGTAAACCACAACCATCAGCCACAGAACACGCACCAGTCTCTCCGGGCAAAAGAGCGAGGTGATCCGGCCTGTAATTTTTGGCAACGGCTATATAATGTTCATTATTCCAATCTCCTTCTTCTTCAATTTCATCACTAAATATCCCAACACTTACCTCCATTATTTCTCCTGATCTAACCCTTTCAAGAGCGTCAGGAGAAATAGACGTCATACGTTGTACGTCTAACCAAGCTTCTGCTTTCAATTTAATACCATCCATACGGGCATTAAATATTTGTCCTACCGCCCAACTTGACAATATATTTGGAGAGTTAGCAGAAACAAATTCTCCTTGTTCATTCATTGGGTGGGATATTGTAACAGGAATACCATTCCATGCTTCAACAATTTTACCCAATTCATCAGGACTGTGATAAACAGCCCCACGACTACCATTATGAACCCCTTCAGTCATCATTACCACAGGTACTACAATATATTCTTTTCCTTGATAGGATTCTACACGTGGTGTATATGTGTACTGAGTTTCAAAATGAACTTGAATATTACTATTCACTTGACTATTTGCTATACGAATAGCACGGGCGTCACAAGTTTTTTCATCATTACCATCTTTCAAACATTGTGCTCTTACAGAATTGGCAATGCTTACCCATTTCTTCTTTTGGGTGTCAGTAAGACCTTTTTTGTGTTTTGATACATCTTTCACTGTCCAAGGCATTATACGTTCCTCCTTTCTTTTTCAAGTGTACTTTTGGTTACAGGAATAACACAGCAACGGCACTGTGGGTGAACAGGAATTAGTCCTTCTGCCTCATCCACTGTAAAACGTCTTCCTTCAAGACTTGCACATTCCGGACACACCCTTTCATCTCCGGCTGTGACGAATTCAGCAAGAATTTCAACACCTAACACTCCCCAATTCCTATATTCCTGTATTGTTCCCAGATGGTGAGCTCGGATAATTTCTGTACGAGCCATAATTTGAGCCCTCCTCTCGGCCGGGATAAATCTCCCTAATGTGTCCGTCAGTCCAAGCTCACCTACTCCGGAACCATTAATTGCAGCTACCATTTTACGTGCCAATATACGAGGGCTGTCACCGTCTATCATGCCCTGTGCCAATATTCTCCCTATTAACTGTTCCATTTGTGTTGTTATACCTTTCAACTCGCTGTAAACACGTGAATAAAGCAATCCAACACGTTCAATATGTACAGGTCCCATAAAAAATGCTAAACCTACACCTTCTTCAATTAAAGGTACAGGATATCCTGCTTTTTTCATTTCTGTACGAGCCCTCATTACTCCTCTTTTATAACTGTCTGTGATAAATTTATTTGTCCAAATTGGATAGATTGATTCCCCTACTTCTTGAATTTCTTCAATTGTTAATAATCCTTTTTTAACTTGTTCTTCTAACCAACGTAAAAAGTCTTTAACCTTTTGTTCACTTATAGAATATGCAAAAGCCCTATCACCGGGTGTTTCCAATAATGTATGAACTGTTTCACGTAAACCAAAACAATCTTCTTCATCAACTGCCTTTCTAATCAACTTCGCAATAGCTTCAAACCTGCGATTACTTTCCCTTACCATTGCATTACGCAAAGTTGTGGTACGAGTTGGGTCGAATCTTTTAATTTGATTTGCAGTTAATTTTTCAATATTTACACAAATTTCACACATATCAATTCATTTCATATTCCTTCAATATCAGTAAATCAACTAAAGCTAATTCCTGATCCAACCATTGTAAAAGTTGAACACAAGCTTCTTCAATTACTTTTTTCATTTCCTCTTCTGTTGGTTCCATTATGTTGTTCCCCTACCTTTAAAGTCTTCACCTTCACCTTCTGGTCTTCCTTCACCACTTCCTCTTAACATTGCTTTTTCTTCTTCTGTTAGCATTGCTTCTGATCTTATCATATTTCCTTGTTCTTCCAATACCTCATCAATTTGTGTGGAATCCAAATTCAGGAAAAACTTACAGAATAAATTAAATGGCATCAATTCCTGTGCCATTGGATTTAATGAGTATTCCTTTATTGCAAGTGCCCGAGTCTTACCCATTTCAACCTTTTCCTTATCACTTAAACTAAACAGCTTATCCCAAACAATGGTATACTTACCATCTGCTGGTTTAGACAAAACTCCTATTTCAATACAACGATCAATAAATGGACGCAGGATCATAGGTTCATTTTGTTCCTCGCGACGTGAAGTAACATATGAAATCCATTCCTGTTTGTCCTGTGTTGAACTCAATTCCCCTCTCTCACTACCTGTTAAGATACGTTTCGGTATTCCTGTCACAGCAGAAATCATTTGCATTTGAACTTCTACGTGAGAAGTCGGGTCTGCGATTTGTTGTTCAAGTGCCTTATAATCAATTCCTTCGTTAATAAGTATCCTGCGTAAATTATGCTCAAATTCATCAACCTGTGCTTGTAATTGCTCCATACCAGCGGTTGTGATTTGAAAATCAGGATCAAGTTTACCTGTATATCCAGGTCTTGCCCCTCTCCAAAACATTTCAGCGTCACCCCCAACTAACTTCTCTAAATCCATCAACCTGTTATATACAGCCTGAAGACGTGGAGTGCCTTTTACTTCATCTTCCATTATGTCCTCAACCAAATGTACTACACGGGTATAATGAACAGTCAATTCAACATCTTTTTGAGTTTGGTCGGATGTACGAATTGAAGTTTTTACTTTATACAATAAAGGCAAACCAAAACGTTCACTTTGAACACTTTCGTCAAACTGGATGATATCAACAGAATTTTGTCCAACTGGTTTGACATACAAAAGTTTTGAATTTTTACGGGCAGGCATTTTGAAATCCTCATTTGTTGTTGTATCATTCAACCCAAGCAATATAATTGAAAATTCACCAATTCCTGTCAATTTATCAGCCCGAATGAAAACCGATTTCAATTTCAATTTATTTGCAAGTTCTTTCCATTGTTTTTCAAATGGTGTTTCCTCCTTTGAAACGTTTTCAATAACAGACAACTCCCCTTTCCATGATGCTTTTACAGGACGGTCAATAATAGCTTTTGCCATATCCTGACGCAAATACCGTGAGTAATAATCATTATATTTCAAATTACTTTGGGTAGGGTAACCAAGGGCTTGATAAACATCACGATCTCCACTATATTGGAAACCCATTTGTGAAGCCAACGCAATACGATTAGTCAACTCACTATACATACTAAATAAAGGAGCCTTTTTGGAAAGATCTTGAATTTTTCCTTTCCCGTTTGTCAGTTTTGTTCTTATTCTTTCCATTATCTGTTGTTTTTAACTCTATTTTACATAATATTTTAGTTCAACTTGTTCCAAAGGTGAACTATTTAATCAAAAATAACCTGCTTAATTTTTATGTCAGAATCATTTGCAATAAACTCATGTTCTGTCAATATTTTATTAACCCAAACTATTACCATTTCAATGTCATTTTCAATAGTAATTTCATAAGGAAATGCCAACTTTAAAACTCTGTCTGCAAGAGCTTCATATTTACCTCCTGCTAATACAAAGGATAAAGGCATTTTAACCTGAATCTTTTGTTTTGTTGATACTCCTTTTTCGTCAGCTACTTCTTTTGCTGTTTCTCTCCATGTCTGAAATTTTAAATATTCAAACATGTTTTTCTTATCATAAGCATTTGACAGAATTGCTTCAACTTCTGACTGAGAGTATCTGCTTCTTATTATTCCCTCAATTATATCGTCTCTTTCAGGACTCTTACAATTAGCATATTCATAATCCCAACTTTCAATGATATTACCTTCTTCATCTGTTTTGTCATTTCTGGTTATATTCCATTTAATCTGCCATTCTCTTTCAGAGAATCTTGTTAATCTTATAGGTTGTATATTACTATTACCTTTCATTGTATTTTATTTTTAATTAAACGTTAAATTTTTTAGCACATAACCGCGACC